GACGAAGGCGTTAATAAGGCACTTTTCGACCGCTGGTTAGATTGGGCGAACGATCCAGAGCAGTGTGATATAGCTGGCGAGGATACGTGGCATGACTTCGAAACGCTTGCCAGTTTTACCCAAAAGGCAGACGGCGATTGTGTCGTCACGGCGACTGAAGACGGTACGCTTCAGTTTTTTGAAGCTCACAACATTGGCACGAATACCCGAAAAGATGACGTTTTCCTGGGTGTAGAGCAAGACGTTTTTCGTCGGCGTCTGAACTATTACGTCGGGCGTGATCTGGTGGACCCAAACAAGATACGCGGGCGTGGTTCGTTCGGTTCGATCGAGGAGCCAATTGCGGTCCGAGACGAGCAGGGAATGCGACAACTTTTCCACGTATACAAACGCAACCGGTCAACGCTTACCCGCGGCATGACATCGCTCGCGCCAGTGTTCAAACTGTCGGGCATGTTTGAAGACTCGGTTTTCGCTCAGGTACTCAAGCAGCAAATGGCGTCATTCGTGGCGTTCCTGCGAGAGCGACCAGCGGGCGGCGTCAATTCAGGTTTGCCTTCCGTTGGGTACGGTCACACGGAATACGAAACGACAAGTCAAGGCACGCGACAGCTCGAAGGCATCGCACCGGGAATGGAGATCATCGGCCAACCGGGCGAAACCTTGCGAGCATTTTCTGCGGACATATCCAATACCGAATTCACCGTATTGACGCGTCTCCAGTTGCAGTTAATCGGTATTAATCTTGGATTGCCACTGTGCCTGGTATTGATGGACGGATCTGAAACCAATTTCAGTGGGTGGAGAGGGGCGGTAGATGAGGCACGCAAAGGATTCCGCAACAACCAAAAGAACCTGAAGAAACGACTACATATCCCTGCTTACCGGATCAAGGCTCGACAGTTTGCTGACGAAGACCCAACGCTGAAACGTGCATTAGAAACGATGGGGAAAGACTATTACAAACACGAATGGGCCGCTCAGGCTTGGCCATACATTGAACCGCTCAAAGATGCCCAGGGTGACGCATTCCAGGTCAAGACGAACCTGAACAGTCCACGCCGAATCCAAAGCAAAAACGGACGCGACTGGACAACGATCACAGACGAAACCATTGAGGATAATAGCTACGCCATTTTGAAAGCCAAACAACAGGCTGACGTTATCAATCAGAAACACCCCGACAACCCGGTACATTGGCGCGAGTTAGTCAACCTGCCATTGGGTGAAGGCGTAAAACTGGACTTTGGATCCACGCAAGAAGAGGAACAGGTCGATGACACCCGAACTTAAAATCTATGGCGACATCGGTGACAGCGTTACCGCAGAAACGTTCATTGCAGAACTGGAAGCGTTGGGAGACGTGCCAGAAGTCTGTGTGCGTATCAATTCGGACGGTGGATCCTTCACGGATGGAATTGCCATCTACAACGCACTGAAACGCCACAACGCCAAAGTGATCACCGTGGTTGACGGCGCAGCGTTTTCCGCTGCATCGTATATCGCGATGGCAGGCGACGAGCGGGAAATGGCATCAAACGCAATGATGATGATCCACGGTGCGATGGTGGACGTGGGAACGGGGACGGAACAGGAATACAAAGAGAACCTGGAATTGATTCAGGGTGCAAATCAGTCTATGGCGAAAACCTACGCTGAGATCACTGGCAAGCCAACCGAGGAAACGACGTTGATGCTTGGCAAAAATAACTGGATGACTGCTGACAAGGCAATGTCAGAAGGTTTCGTAACGAAGATTGGGACCGCTAACGATCTGGCCGCAGTAGCGACAACCAGAATCCTTTCGAGCATTTTACAGCCTGGCGTTGAATTGCGGCTTCAACCAGGTGACCAAATAGCCGCAATGGAGACCGAAGATATGCCAGAAACGAAACCGAAGGCGGCAACGCTGAAACAACTAAAGGCGATTTCGAATAACGCGGAGTTCATCGTGAAAGCGATGGAGGAAGAGATGCCTGAACCCGATGCCATGCGAGCCTATATCCGATCGATGGAAGAGGAAAACGAAGAGTTGAAATCTCGCATCACCGCGATGGAAGAAGAAATCGCAAACGGCAAGTTAGCGGCGATGGAGGAAGAAGAGGTGGCCGCAATGGAAGAAGAGGTTCAGGAAGAAAAACCCACCGCTCGCAGCGGTGCAAAAGCCATTGCTAACGGTCGCCAGAAGATTTCCGATCCAATTTCAAAATGGAACGACGAGGTTGATAAGTTCGTCTCCAAGTACCCGAAAAATCGTGCCAAGGCAGTACGCATGGCAAACAAAAACAATCCTGGCCTCCGCGCTCAAATGCTCAAAGTCGTGAACGGCTAGGGCTAAACATTCCCAGAAAGGAACCTGACTAATGAGTCAATTTAATGATACCGGCTACTTGTCGGTGACACTTACCGAAACAGTCGCCCAATACCTCCGCACCGATGCCGCAGGTACCCTTTGCGGGATTACCGAACGTGGCATTGGCTACGTTTGCGAGGCAGGCGTTAGCGGTGATGTTGTCGCAGTCGCATTGCACAGCAAGCAAGGCACATGCAAAGTCGTCGCCGCTGCTGCCATTGCACAGGATGCTATTGTGTATTCAGCGGCGGCCGGCAAAGTCAGCGTTTCGGCGTCTACTGCATTTCCTTTGGGGATCGCGATTGAAGCCGCTGGTGCAGACGGCGACGTGATTGAAATCATGCCATTGGTTGGCGAAACCGTGGTGTCATAACTGGTCCAACGACGGTGGCGGGTGGAGTGGCCACAAAGCCCGTCGCCATAACATACTTTTTGTCGTTGGAGGAGTTATGAGATGCCTAGTCCTTCAAGCAGTCTGGCCACACTACGCCCGGACCTTGCAGAATCGTTTATGGAATTTGATTTGGAGATGGACGCCCGCGGGTTCGTCGCTGATCAGGTGTTCCCGGTTGTCGATGTAGCGTCACAGGCGGGAAACTTTGGAAAGATCCCATTGGAGCAATTGCTTCAGGAACGTGACACCAAACGTGCGCCAGGTAGCGGATACGCCCGCGGTAACTGGAAGTTTGAACCGGCAACGTATGCGTGCATGGAACATGGGGCCGAAGAACCGGTTGACGATCGCCAAGCCGCAATGTACGCCGAGTATTTTGACGCAGAAGTGATTTCCACGATGCGTGCCTATTCCAGCGTTTTGCGTAATGCCGAGCAGCGGGTTGCCAGCGCGGTGTTCAATGCAACAACGTGGACCTCGAACACCACAGCAATCACGAACGAATGGGATGACTTGGCTAATGCCGTCCCGTTGACCGACGTGGAAGCTGCGGTTCAGGATGTTTACGATGCAAGCGGGTTATGGGCGAATGCCCTGATTATCAATCGCAAGGTGTTTCGGAACCTAAGGAACTGTGCTCAGGTTGTTGACAGAATCGAATCGTCGGGTGCTGGCGATAAGGCGACCGCTGGCGACGTAACGGTCCAGCAACTGGCAACCGCGTTTGACCTGGAACACATCATTGTGGCGGGTTCGTCTCGCAACAGTGCCACCGAAGGTCAAACAGCTACGCCGGTGCAAATCTGGTCTGACGAATATGCGATGGTTTGCCGTGTGTCCGATTCTGCGGACTTCCGTGAGCCGTGCATCGGTCGCACGTTCCATTGGTCGCAGGACGGATCCAGCATTGGCGGAACCGTTGAAACGTATCGAGATGAAACGGTGAGGGGTGACGTGGTACGGGTTCGGCACGATGTTGATGAAATCGTGTTGTACGTTCCTGCTGGTCACCTGTTGTCCAACGTCACGACGTAACGATGAGCCGATTTGATGAGCTATTCCAAAGCATGGGTTTTCCCGTGCTTGTGGATGAATTCGGAGAGCGTGAGGGGGTCGTGTATCTGCCTTTTAATGGGGATGCACGGCCAATTTCCGCCATCATCGATCGGTCACCACCCGCACAGTTTGAAGCGGTGGACAATACCCGCATGGGTGAAGTGTTGATTTCTGTTTTCAACGATTGCGAGACTGGCATTAGCAGCACGGAACTAAACGTAGGCGGTGACCGTGTGTTGATTTCGTTACGCAAAGGCAAGGAGCCGCAAAGTCGATTGATTGCGTTGCTGGAAGATGATTCGGGCGGCGTTTGCGTGTTGAGGGTTGCCTGATGGAAATCTCTGTCAAGATGGAAAGCATGACGCTGGACGAACTCGCGGCAACGACTGAAACAGTTGGTAAGAATACCGCTAACGAACTGCGGATTGTGCTGGATAAGACCGCAAAAAAGGTCGCATCCGCGACAAAAGAGCCAAAGGGTATTAAACAGCGTCTATCGAAGATGTACGCGCCCAGGACGTTCCGCTCGCGTGATATTGCCAAGTTGATCCGCGTTCACAAGGCATCAAAAACGCGATTGGTGGCGGAAGTCAACTTGTTTGCGACCGATCAGCCCGGATTGCACCTATTCCAGCCAACGGCGACGAAAAAGGGCGTTTCGTACAAGATCACAAAGGCCCAGGGCAAGAAACTGGCCACAGGGGCGTTTCAGGTCAAACGATACGGCGAAAAGGTTTATAAGCGGATGCACAAGAGCCAGCGTGGCCCATTTCGCCTGTTACGCGGCATTTCGCCTTATGCGTTGTACGTCAAAAACGACATGCAAGAAGAACAGGCCGTTACCGCGGCGTTTCAGATGCAAGCCCAGGCAAAAGAGCGTATGCGGTTTCTGTTGCACAAGCATTACGAGAAACAAGCCAAAGCAAGCGGGGGTGCGTAGTGGCCGCTGTCGTTATCGAAGACAAGATCACCCAGGCGTTTTATCAGCGGCTTTTGGGCAACGTTCAAAAGGTCAAATTGGTTCAGTCGTCGCAACTGGAAACGACGTCCCCGGATTCGTATCAGGTGTGGCTGGTTCCTGGCGATCCAACCCCTAACACCGACTTCTCATGCCAAGGGAACCCACCCGCACAAGCCTACGACATCCCGTACACGGTTGTCTGCTTTATGCAGCAATCCGAGACGGACGAAACACCGATCGATACGCTACTGGCTGAATTTGCGGGTGCGGTGTTTCAAACCATTACAGCACCGGCCACATGGTGGACGTGGGGCGGCGAGGCACTGGACACCAGACCCGGAACAATATCCAAATTCCTTGCCGACGGTTTCGCCGCGCGGCAGATGGTTTTCAACGTCATATACCGGGTTGACGAAGACGACCCGTACACAAGGAGATAAACAATATGCTCACACGTAAACGGGTTTTAGCAGCGGCCATCGAGGCAACCGTTGGCACGGCGGAAACGCTGGACGCCACAGATGCGGCTATGAATATTCACGACTCGATTATTCAGCCTAATATCGCGATGACCCCGCGGATGCAACAAGGCTCATTTGGCCACAATGAAGCGGTCCCGGAAGGGTACGGGGCAACGGTTACTTTCAAGACGTACATTCACGGGGACGGGCTTGGCGGTGTGCCAACGTGGGCGAGTACGTTTTTGCCCGCGTGTGGGTGGGTTGATACTGCCGGCACATTTTCCGCTGTTACGTCACCGCCGGGATCCAACGGAATCGAAACGTTGACAATTGGTGTCTATAAAGATGACCGACTGGAAACCGCCAAGGGTTGTATGGGTTCGTTTGTGATCACAGCACCGTCTGCAAAGCTCGCGTACATTGACTGGACGTTTCAGGGGTTGTGGGTTACACCGTCCGATGTAGCGGTTCTGTCGCCAACGTACCCGACACAGATACCGTTCCGATCGGTGTCAACCGCGTTGTCGCTGGGTGGATACGGCCCGTGCATTGAGCAATTGACGATTGACGCTGGCAACACGGTGATTTTGCGTGAGTGCAGCAACACCGCCGAGGGCTACAAGTCTGCGTTGGTTTCGGATCGATTGCCGACGGGAACGATCAACCCGGAAGCAGTGTTGGTCGCCACGAACGATACCCATGCTGATTGGGTCAGTATGACGGAGAAGTCGTTTAGTTACTCACTGACGGACGGCACAGATACGGTCACGCTCGCGTCTTCCAATTGGCAAATCACAAACGTACAAGATGCAGACCGTGGCGGTAATCAAGTCGATGCCGTTAATTTCCAATTCAATCAGGATGATTTCACAATCGCGTTTAGTTAAGGAGCCAAATGCCGAGTTCATTGGAGCCAGGGGTGGAGCGTTATGTCGTGTTGGAATGCGACAAGGACAAGCCGAACCCGCCGAAATTTGCGGTTGAGTCCCTATCCATGCGTGATACTCGCCGATTGTGCGCGGCTTACGATGCCTCACAGAGCGTTGAAACCCTTTCGGCTAGTTCCGAAAAGCCATTTGATGACCTGTTTACAATCCTTGCCGAGTTGGTCACGGGGTGGTCGAACATGGGCGACTTCGGTGAGTTTGAAGCGGATAAGTTGTGGGACGTGTTGACGTATGGCGAGGCCAGAGAGTTGGCGTTGTCAATTTTGGCTGGTAATTACCTGACCGACGACGATAAAAAAAAATTAGATTAACCGCGTTGATTCGCATGGGGAAAATCTGTCAATCGTGTTCGAAGTCGTGTGTTGATTGCCCGGATAAATCACAACCGGCAATTATGAGTTGTCCGGTGTGCAATGAAGCAGGGTGCGACTATTGCGGAACGGTTGGAACGATTGAAATTACAGAATGTCCTCAGAGGCTCGCAGGGAACGATTGTGTTGACTTGGCAAACCTCACAGATATATACGAAAAGGGACTGCCGCCCGTTTCTGGTGGCGTGCTGGACCAGTCGAACTGGTTTGTGACCGCAGCGGCTCGATTGATGAACGATGAACGCGAACTAGGCAAGATGGAAACTGAATAATGCCCGCAACAACTGGCGTCAAAATCGTTTTAGAGGCTGAGGACAGAGCCAGCCCGAAAATGAAGAAGGCCGCGGATTCTATCCGCGACACTTCCAAGGCCGTCCAGCAGATGGGTGAAAAAACGAAGGTGTCAACGGAATTAACAGGTGCGTTCGCGTCAATGTTGGGCGGAAGTGCGATCGGTCAATACGCCGGACAGATTGCAATGGTTACCGAACGGGTTAAGGCATTCTCTGCCGCCCAGGAAAACGCAAGATTAGCGGCGGTATCGGTTGGGGCTGCGGTGGGGATATTAGCGGTCACGCTTG